GCAAGAAGACATACCACCTCAAGATTGGTGATAGTGCTGAGGCTTGGGCTAAGTCAGCAGGTAAACTGTTTGCTATGAAGGATGCTGTAGATGTATTGGTACTGGACTTTACTGAGGTACGTGCAGCAGGTGAACGCCTCAAGGGTTATGGTTGGATTAGCTCAGGCGATGAGACTGTATCGTCTGCCTTCAACCGTATCTGTGATTTGATGAATGATCGTGCTGGTCAGTTGCTTACACGTATCGACATCCTTGATGTGCTTAACCACTTGGGTACTACACTGTCCTCTCGTCGTTCAGCTGAGATTGCTTTGATGCCAGTGTCTGACCCTGAAGTAGATGCCTTCATCTCAGCTAAGAAAGACTTCTGGTTACATGATAACGAGCACCGTCAGCAGTCCAACAACTCTATCGTCTTTCACAAGAAACCAACCAAGTGGGAACTGTCATACATCTTCGACAAGATGGTTGAGGCTGGTGGTTCTGAGCCTGGGTTCATTAACGCAGAAAGTGCAAAGAAGAGAGCACCACACTTTAAAGGTGTAAATCCTTGCGCAGAGATTTTGCTTGGAAATAAGAGTTTTTGTAACCTAGTCGAGGTTGACTGGGGTAAATACCTTACTGACTTCGGTGGACTACAGGAGGCTGTTGAGATTGTAGCTCGTGCTAACTACCGTCAGACATGTGTGAACCTAGACGATGGTGTGTTGCAGCGTTCATGGCATGAGCTTAACGAGTTCCTACGTCTTTGTGGTGTAGGTGCTACAGGTATCGTCAAGTTCTTGGATCACCACACAGGTGCAAGCAACATTGAGGCTATGCTACAGGCTCTGCGTTCTTCTGCTAAGAAGGGTGCTAACTCGATGGCTGATGAACTAGGCTTGCCTCGTGCTAAGCTGGTCACTACAGTCAAGCCTTCTGGTACCTTGTCTAAGATCATGGACACTACTGAGGGTGTACACAAGCCCTTGGGTAAGTACCTTTTCAACAACGTGACTTTCTCTAAGCATGACGAGATCATCCCTACACTGGTAGCTGCTGGTTATAAGGTGATCGACAAGCCATTCGAGATTGACAGTGTGTTGGTTACATTCCCTGTAGCATACGAGGATGTTAAGTTCGATGTAGTAGACGGTAAGCATGTCAACCTTGAGTCAGCCATTGGACAGCTTGATCGTTACAAGTTGATGATGGATCACTACGTAGACCACAACTGTTCTGTCACTATCAGCTACGACACTGGTGAGGTTCCTGTCATCATTGATTGGATCTTGGACAACTGGGATACGTACGTCGGTGTATCTTTCATCTATCGTAATGATCCTACTAAGACAGCAGCTGACCTAGGCTATGCTTACCTTCCACAAGAGGTTGTCTCTGAGGAAGTCTACCGTTCGTACGCTAACACACTGATGCCAGTAGACTTGACTAACCTGGCCTCTACAGATGATCTGTCTGACGAAGCTTGTGCTACAGGTGCTTGCCCTATCCGTTAACTCTAACCACCTGAGCATGTGTCTAAACTGCTCGCACCCTAACGTAGAGATAGACTTAGGCTGATAAGTTTGGTCACTGAGGCCAGCGCCTAAGTTTTACACCTGAGCATGTGTCTAAACTGCTCACACCATTGAAGGAGGTGACCAATGACATTCATCATCATTACACAAGACCAGTGTTCGTACTGCGATAAGGCTAAGAAGCTTATGGTAGGCAATAGACTGCACTCAGTATCCTACAACATCCATAGTTCCAAGTGGCTTAGAGATTTGCTAGGTAAGGCAGAGCTTACAACTGTACCCCAAATCTGGAACTCAGATGGTGAGTATATTGGTGGGTACGAGGAACTTGACAAGTACATAAAGAGCCTCTAAGTTACAGATAACTTCTCTTAGCTCAACTGGATAGAGCAAGTCACTTCTAATGACTAGGTTACAGGTTCGAGTCCTGTAGGGAAGACCAAATTGTCAGTGCAGGTTTGCCAATAGCAACAGCTACCTAAGGCGTCAGTAGCACCGTTATTGAGGGGTTCAATTCCCCTGACTGGCACCAAGACAGCCTTGACAAGGCATAACAAAGTGTGGTACACTTAGGGGAGGCACCGCGAGGCGCTTCCCTTTTTCATTAATAGGAACACAGTATGCAACAGAAGCCAAAACCAAAAGCTACAAGAGCTAAGCGTGAAACAACCTATAAGGGAGCGAGCGCTAAACCCGTCTCAGGTCTTGTACCAAAGACTGACCATCAGGGTGACCTCATCAATGCCATCAAAAGCTCATGTCAGGTGATCGTATTCGGACCTGCTGGTACTGGTAAGACATACGTTACAGCTACAATGGCTGCTGACTTGTACACCCTTAAGAAGATTGATAAGATCGTAATCACTCGTCCTATGATCTCGGTAGGTAAAGAGATTGGTATCCTTCCTGGAGACCTAGGCGAGAAGGTAGCCCCTTGGGCACTACCCGTCCTCGACGTATTGAACAAGCATCTTGGTAAGGGTGCAGTAGAGACAGGGATCAAGAACGGGAACATTGAGATGGCTCCCCTAGCTCTTATGCGTGGCCGTAGTTTCGACGATGCATTCATCATCTGTGATGAGGCTCAGAACATTACCACACACGAACTAAAGATGCTCCTCACACGAGTAGGTGAAGGTTCCACCATCGTCCTCAACGGGGACATCATGCAGACAGACCTGAAGGACGGAGATGGTCTTACGAAGATTACACACCTAGCTAAGAAGCACATGCTCCCTATCCCTATTGTGGAGTTCAACCTAGACGACATCGTTCGTTCAGACATCTGCGCCCAATGGGTGCGTGTATTCTACAAGGAGAAGATATAATGGCTAAATGGAGCTTAGGAGAATACTGCCCGATCTGCGACTGCTTACTTGATGATCGAGGCCACTGTGGAGAGTGCTTAATGACAGACAACAACTACAACAACATTGACAAGCCCTTTCACTACAACCAAGCTGGCATCGAGTGCATTGACTACATCAAGCAAGTTCTTGGTAAGGAGGGCTTCATCGCTTACTGTCGAGGTAATGTAATGAAGTACAACCATCGCGCCTTCTATAAAGGCAATCCCACAGAGGACATGGCGAAAGCTGAACAGTACCTCAAGTGGGCCAATGAGACACTCAAGGAGATACACAAATGAGAGTTTTGATAGCAGGGGGCAGAGATTTTACAGATAAGCAGTTCCTGACTGAGTACATGTCCACTTACCTAGGTTCGGTCACAACCTTAATATCAGGTACAGCTCGTGGTGCTGATACCCTCGGGGAGGAGTGGGCAAAGGAGAATGGCATTGCCATAGAGAGGTACCCTGCCCAGTGGTCTAGAGACGGTAAGGCTGCGGGCCCCATCCGTAATGCAGAGATGCTGAAGAAAGGTAACCCTGACTTAGTCGTAGTCTTTGAAGGAGGCAAGGGATCGGCACACATGGCTTCGATTTCCAGAAAGGCTGGGGTTAATACGGTGGAACCAAGAAAGGAGATTCACAAATGATTCGTAGTATCATAGCGGGGGCTTTGCTGTTAGCGAGTCCTCTATACGCAGAAGAACTCAGAGTAATCAACCTACCCGAAGAGGATGTAATCCTTCTATCTGGAGACATCATTGAAGGTACAGCACAACGCCTTGATGACATCCTGACAGCTAATCCTACCATCACTAAGGTGGGTATGGTCTCTGGTGGTGGTTTGGCCTACGAAGGCTTCAACGTAGCTGACGTACTAAGTAACCACGACGTTACAGCTGTTGTCCCACGAGGCTACGTCTGCCTCAGTGCTTGTGCTATTGGTTTCATTGGGGCTAAGGACTATGTCATCCTAGGAGCCCTTGGTTTCCACAACATGTATATCACTGCTGAGAACATGGTTGATGCTGATAAGCTAATGCTAATCATTCGTGGTCAGCAGTTTGGTGTACGTACAGCTATCTTCTTCATTCAGAATGGCTTTGAGATCGAGTTACCCTACATCATCAGTGCGGTTACTACACCTGAGGAGTTCATTGTCTTTACCAGTACAGAAGACCTGATGACATTCTTCGCACGTAATGAAGAGGACAACATCATTAACTACCTAGACAACAACGACATTGATGACGCATGGATTGAAGAGCACCTATGGGACTCAGAACGGTTCAGGTTGTTCATGCAAGGAGGAGATAACAATGCACCTTAATCTTAGATTCTGGAAGTTCTGGACTACGGAGGTTGTACTACTTGTAAGCCTCTACGCTGCCTTAGTACCGCTGGGTGGCTACCACTTCATTCTAGACAATGACTTCACTTACATCTCACTCATCAACCTAACGATCTTGGTAGCTTCCTCCCTCTGGGTTGGACTACGGATCACCACAGGTGATAAGAAAGGAACGGACTTACAATGGTATCTAGCAGATGTCACACTCTCCCTCGGAATGGTAGGCACACTCTTTGGGTTCCTTATGGTTCTCTACTCGACCTTTGAGGGTATCGACGTAACAGACACAGACTCAATGAAGGGCGCTATCGAAAGTCTAGCCACAGGAATGGGGACTGCACTGCTTACGTCTCTGGTTGGTCTCGTTAGCTCTATCGTTATGAAGCTACAGCTGGTCATCTTGGAAGATGAGAATGCGTAAGTATTCGTCCAACCTAGCCTTCGTCGATCTACTATTTAACCTACTGGTAGGATTTACCTCTTTGTTCATCATTGCATTCCTGATGATTAACCCAGTGTCCCAAACGGGACAGACAACCCCACCTGTTAGAATGTTTGTAGAGATCGAGTGGGATAGTGAGTTTACTCAAGACATGGACCTGTTTGTACGAGGCCCCAATGGGAACGTAGTCTACTACGCCAACAAGGACGGTGGTTATGTAGTACTCCAACGGGATGACTTAGGTTCAACCAACGACACCTACATCCTCAATGGGGAGCGTATCGTCATCAAGCGTAACTACGAGATTGCTAACTTCTCTGATTTACCTGCTGGTGAGTACGTTATCGGAGTCTTTTACTTCTCACGGCTAGGTGATTCAATTGACGTTAAGACAACAGTACGATCCATCTCACCACACCGACTGGTCTACGAGGGTACAGCACAAGCCCTTACACCACGCACTGAGCGCACTCTCCTATCCTTTGTAATTGACAAGGACGGGAAGGTTACTGACCTTAACACTGAGGTACAGATACCAATCACAGGACGAAGAAAGGTAGGTGGTTTATGACGGTCCTTATAGTTCTAATCATTATGTTTGGGTTAGCAGCCGCTGCCCTTACATATACTTCTAAGTTAAAGAGTTACATCAAACTTGGTATCCTGCCTATCTTTATATTGAGTACTATGACGGGCTATGCGTACTTCCTCGAAGAAGTAGGTAAACCAGCTGATCGTTCACTACCCGCTGAAGCTGACTATGTCTTCCACAGGGTAACATCAGACGATACAATCATTGTGTGGCTGACAGATGCAGGAGAAGATCGACTCTATGTGATCCCTTACTCAAGGGAAGCAGCTAAGGAGTTAGAGGAGGCTAAGAAGAAGTCTGAGGAGGGTAACGCCCAGTCCATCAAGACTAACGACAATCCAAGGGGTCAGCAGACGTTATCGACTAGTGATAACCTTGACTTAGACTCTCAACCTGAAACCAAAGAGTAAGGACATACAATGTTTAACTTCTTCAAAAGTAGAGAGTGGGCCTTATGGGCCTACGGGGGTAGCCTAGCTATCCTCTTCACCCTCTGGTACTTAGTACAACTCGACGTTAAGATTAACGATTGGTTCGGGTCGTTCTACGATATGATCGGTGAAGCCCTCTCAGGGGACCGTACAGTGACCATCAGTGAGTACTACGGACAGTTGGCTACCTTCGGTAAGATAGCAGCTATCTATGTCGCTGTGTCCCTCTCTGTGAGCTTCTTCACACAACACTGGTTGTTCCGCTGGCGTACCTCTATGGTAGAGACATACCACGCCCTCTTCTATAAGGCTCGTCACATCGAAGGAGCTTCACAGCGTGTCCAAGAAGACACAGTCAAGTTCTCTCGTATCATGGAAGGTCTAGGTGTTTCCTTCGTAGAGAGCATCATGATCCTTGTAGCCTTCTTCCCGATCCTTATGGGCTTGTCAATGGGTATCACAGTCACCTTCTTCGGTGAGTGGCAGTACGGTCTCGTAGCCTCAGCTATCATCTGGTCAGCAGGTATCACAGTCGTGTTGCTTGTTGTAGGACACGTACTCCGCCTAGTCAATATCGAGTACGACATCCAAGCCCGTGAAGCAGCCTACCGTAAGGTTCTAGTCATCGCAGAAGACGAAGATAACATTAGACCCAAAACACTCAACGAAGTGTTTGACACCGTACGTAAAATACACTATACTAACTATGCAAGGTACGCCATCTTCAACGTAGCTCGTCTTGCATGTCTACAAGCTAACGTACTAGTAGGTTACATCGTACTTGCTCCAGCAATCGTAAGTGGTGCCATTACTCTTGGTGTCATGCAGCAAATCCTTCGTGCCTTCGGTCGTGTAGAAGGCTCCATGATGTATCTCTTCAAGTCATGGTCCACAATCATCGAACTACTCTCAGTATACAAGCGCTTAAATGAATTTGAAAAGGAACTCAACAATGCTTAATGCAATCATCAACGGTAGCAAGAAGAAGTCAAAGAAGACCAAGAGCAAGGAGGCTGTAGCAGCGCCACCCCAGTTGCAATCTCCTGGCTCCTACCTACGTGAATCAGGTATCCTCTTCCTGACAGATAAGTTCGATCAAGAGAAGATCATGCCACTGGTAGCTCAGATCTATGAGTACAACTTTATGCCAGAGGAACTACGACCAGAGGCCATTACCTTAGTCATCAACAGCCCAGGAGGTTCAGTACACTCAGCCTTCCACCTCATTGATGCTATGATGCTATCAGAGATTCCAGTTAATACAATGGGGCACGGACTAGTAGCCTCCTGTGGTGTCCTGACTATCATGGCAGGTAAGAAGCGTATGGTGACACACAACACCTCAGTGATGAGCCACCAGTACAGCTGGGGTAGCCAAGGTAAGGAACATGAACTCCACGCTAAGATCAAGGAGTTCGATATGGCAGGTGATCGTATGGTGAACCACTACAAGAAGTTCACTAAGAAGTCAGAGAAGTACATCCGTAAGCATCTACTACACGCTACAGATGAGTGGTTGACACCTGAGGAGTGCCTCAAGCATGGCCTTGTAGACGAAGTCATTAACACTTACTCTAAATAGGACTTGACAAGAGGGGTATGCTTATGGTATACTCCTCCTAAGAGTGTAGCAGTACAAGGAGTATCTAGACATCAAAAAGGTTACCCCTAAAAGCAAGAAGCCTCCCACTCCATCACTGGAACAAGAGGCCAAGGACTTCCTTAAAGAGAAGTCTAAAGAGAAACTACTTGATACTGGTCCCGTAGAGAGTCTCTCCACTCCTCGGGAACTACTAGCAGCTTCAGTACTATCTGGGTTGCTAGCGTCAGGTAGAGGACAGCGAGCAGAAGAACTCGTAGAAGAAGCATACAGATATGTCGATCTCTTGCTTCGGTATAATAAGTAACAAGTAACGTACCACCTAATGAACCCCCTTGGCCCTAAGAAGCCTTGGGGGTTTTTCTTTGTTTAAAGGTTACTTGTTAATACCAGCTAGGTAATCCATAGTATCTCTGGATTCGATCAGCCCCTTGATACCAGCTAGCTGTACAGTTGTGGCATCTCCGATATCTTCAAGACCCATCTCAGCTACAGCCCACTCTAAGTCAGCAGCAGGATACTTCTTATGCAGTGAGAACCGGATAGACATATCGTTGTTTGGATCACGGGAACCCTCTACGTATAGCATAGTCTCTGCATACTTCTTAGCATTTGCAACAATATTATCCACCATGATACGCTTATACCGCTCAGGCTTATTAGCGAAGTCGTTCTCTTCCCACTCGTAAGTTGCCTTATCGTTAATATAGCTAAAGAAGATGTTGTGGTAACGGTTAGCGGCTTCTGGAGCCTTATTGGCAATAGACACAGCGATATTAAGGGTAAACGGTTCAATGCCTACGTTGTTCAACAAACGCTCTGTATTGGTTAGGTTGAGAGTCCTAGCACCGATGAGAGCAGTAGGCTGTACATCTACAGCACCTTGAGCCGAAGAGTACTTCTGAACAGGCTCTTTACCTGTAAGTAGAAGTGAAATCTGGTCAAAGTTACGGAGAGCTGTGTTAGCTACGTGCCCAAGACCTTGCCGACGGTCTGGTGTGATATAGGTGTCCCTGTTCATTACACCTACGGCAGTATTGACAGCACCAATAGGACGAGTTGCAGCAGCTACAACCTGTGCACCTACGGAACCCATGACGCCTTTAGTCTCAGCCCAAGCAGCTGCTGTGTCACCAGAGATTAGAGCCTCTGCTACAGCTACAATATCGTTCTGAGTAGTAGTCAAGTTCTTAGTTAGACCACCCAAGCCAAACTGCTTTTCAAACTGAGCAGTAATCTCTTTAGGAACCTCTTTACCTTCCATGTGATAGGAAGCGATACGAGCAGCATACTTGAAGAAAGAAGCTGGGTAATCGAACTTAACGTCAACTACTTCGCCTGTATTATCGATGTCTTGTCCGATACCCAAACCAAGACCTCGTAGGTACGTCTCACGGTCAGCCATTGTGTAGATCAGTGTAGTCCCCACAAGAGCCTTAGAGAAGACCTCCTTGAAGCTACGGTCCTCGTACTTCCCCATAGCCTTCATAACAAGACCAAGCGGTGTAGCAGCAGTAGAGAAAGACACAGTGTTGTTAAAGAAGCGACCGAATGGAACCATCAAACCGATACCTGGAATCTTACGTGCATCCTCGATAACAGCTGCTACTTCCCCAATGGCGTCCTTACCTTTGAATGACTTAGAGAAGATACCTTCCATAGTGCGGTTTACTGCACCAGCTTCTAGTTCACGGTACTCCTTTGTACGCATTACCTGAGATAGAGCTGGGTTCTTAGTAGAGTCAAAGAACTCGTTGTAACCACCCTTGAATCGGAGGGTACTCCCATCTTCCAGCTTAACGCCAGTAGTACGCAAAGCTTTATCAATCTGGTACATAAACTCCTGAGACTTTGTTAAGGCATCCTGCCCTTGCACAAAGGTAGCCCGCTGTAGGCCATCGACAACAGAATCAACACGAGACCCCACCATCAACTCCTTAGGGGAGAGTTTACCACTGAACAAGTCCTTAGTAGTCTGTTCAACACCACCGGACGTGATGTCATTGAGGTCACCTAGGAACTGGCTGCGTACACGCATGTAGTCCTCGAAAGCTTCTCCTGTAGCCCTGTTATCAAGCAGGAGGCGCATACGGTTACCTACTGACTTCAGCATACCAAAGCCTACGTCAAGGTCAGCCTTCGCCCCTTGGGAGCCTACAACAGCCTTCATCGTACCGTGCCCAACGTGGAGCAAGGCCTGTGACAAATCAGACACAGTGTTAAAGGCTGCACCACCTGCCCAACCAGATACGTTGAGAGCAGAAGTAGACGGGTGTGCCACAAGAAGTCGTACAACACGTCCTTGGTAATCAGACACTAGCTTACCTACTTTACCTACTGACCCAGCCGAGGACCAACCAGCATCGAGTGCCTTATCGACGAAGGTAGCTACGTCCAGCTTAGAGATGTCTATTTGGTTTGTGATCTGAGCAGCACGTCCAATAGCACCCAAGGATGAGCCAGACTCACTCGACTTACGAGCGAATAGGTTACCGAAGTCCTCAGGGGAGATACCATCGAGCTCCTTAAAGTTCATCTTAAAGTTCTGCTTAAGTACAGACACCAAGTCAGATACTTCCTCAGGGGAGGCATCCTTGATAATGTCAGCCATCCAATCAGAGTAGAGATCATCCCTATTCTTCTTAACGTGCACAAGGCCACGTTCATTTGTTATCTGAGCAAGGCCCTTAAAGTAGACCTCACCTGTATCAGCGTTGGCACGACCCAAGAGTAAGTCTTGGAAGAACTCAGTGTCAGGAGCCCTTACATCTTTACCAGCTGAAACCTTCTGAGCCCATGTACCTGACTTAGGCACAGTCTCATCTGAGTAGGCTTTAAGGGAGTCTGTAAGCTCTGTAATCAAGTTCTTAGTAGTAGGGATTTCCACCTCGAGGGATGGCATCTTGACACCAGAAGCTCCCTTTGTTAGTACACGTGCAGCTTGTACACCACCTAGAACGGCACCCCCTACAAAGGCTAGGCCAACGGCTAGCTCATCGACATCGTCTCGAACACCTAGCTCAATCAAGTTACCTTGGTATAGTGTCTCCATACCTGCGTTAACGATACCATCGATAGCTGTAGTACCTGCAATGTCTTTCAGAGCAGAAGTCTGAGCTAGACGGGCAATACCATTCTTAGATGCCAGTGCCTTAGCTGCAGCACGGTTAGTGGCAGTCATAGCCGCAGACTCCGAACCCTCTCGGATAATACGGGACATGACAGTGTTACCAGCACTACGTGCAGCCTTTGTAGCTACCTCTTGAGTAGCGCCCTTACCTAGCTGAGCTGCAAGAACTTTACCGAACTCCTTGATGCCCTGCCGCTTGACTGCTTCAGTAGCAATACGACCACCAGCTCCAGTAGCCAGCTTACCCCACCCGAGGGTTACAAGGTTAATTGGGTCAAGGATAACACCTTGTGTGTAGTCAACGACTGCCTGACCAAGGTTAGACCAAGAAGAGCTCTTAGAGAAGGAGCCCTCTGCATTGTCGAAGATGCTATAAGCTTCAGCTGTGTTACGGACTCGATCAGCATCACCTTCAAGACTCTTGATATAGGAGAAATCAGCTAGTCCACGTACAGTGTTACCAGACGACGTTGAGCGACGTTCCTGTACAAAGGCATCAATCACTTCTTCTTGTGAATGCTCCTTAACCCAAGACGAACCCCTCCGGTCAGACATGTGAGCCAGAATAGGTTTAATAAGCTTATCATCTGTATAGAAGTCGTCTACAGTATAGGTCTGAGCTTCTACACCTTCTGGCAAGAAGTTCCAAGTAGTTGCATTCTTTTCATTAGACTCCACTTGTTCAGTTGAGAGGGGATTACCCTCCCGATCAAAGCGTGGCTTAAAGGTATCAATACTATCTAAACCAGTTACAGGTTCAATAGCAGTCGGGGGAAGATCAACAGGAATAGCTTCCTCAGTCTGTGTGTCTACATCACTTACTAATGGGTTACCCTCTCGATCAAAGCGTGGTTTAAAGACACCTGGTTCTGTAACAACAGGTTCCTCTTGTACAGGTGCAGGTTCTTCAGACACAGGAGTAGGCTCAGGGGCTGCAGGAGCCGCCTGAGGTACTGGTGTAGACTTGAGGGTATCTCCAAGTCGATTGATAGGACGACCTAACTCATCCTTCTCTTCAGCTACATTTACAGGTTTAAAGGTATCAGATAGACCAGCCATGTGTTACTCCTACAGGTTTCTTATTGTTATTGATTCATAGCTAATACAAGGGCTTCTTGAACCTTCTCATCACCAAACTTCTCTTGCATTTCAATGATTAGAGCGTCGAGTTCAGCTTGATCCATACCGTTCCCAGAGAGACCCTTGACTATAGCTTCAATACCGACAGCTAGCTCTTCTTCGGGTGCTAGTGGTTTACCCTTAGCCTCTACGTATGGTGCTACTACGGCGTCTAGCGCAGACCGTACCTTAGGTGAGTTTAGTTCAGTTGCACCCATCTGTGTAGGACGGTAACCATCAGGCATCGACTTAGACTCTGTAGAGAGTTGATCAGACTCCATTCCAACCCGATCTAGACGTGACTGTTCCATTCGTCCTAGGTTTGTATCCCCAGCCGTTACTTGAAGTTCAGCCTCGACTATCTTCCGTGTCTCTGGGCTAAGCGCTTCGAGAATCTTAGGTAAGTTCAACTCAGTTGCACCCATTTGTGTAGGGGTGTAACCATCGGGCATCGACTTAGACTCTGTAGAGAGCCTATCAGATTCAGCTCCTACTCGTCCTAGTCGGGACTGCTCCATCCGCTCTAGGTTTGTATCAGAAGCATTCTCAGGAGACCCTTGTACACCCGATTCAGATGGACGCACCCCTGTGTCTTGGAAGCCTACAGTGCCGATACGTTGACGACTGTCAGTAACAGGAATAATCTGTTGTATCCCACTTACCAGGGAATTAATAGCTTCCTTAACTGCAGCACCCTCTGGTGTTGAGCCCGTGTTAATCTCCTCACGAGTAGGAGGTTTCTTTAATTCAGAACCGTAGGCAGCTGCCATACGCTCTTCGTCACCTGTGTCACGGGTTAGACTCTCAGAGTAAATGTCGGCTATCTTCTGAGAAGCTTCTGCAGCAGAGATACCATTGTTCCAGAGATTACCTGCTACCTCATCAAGCTCACCTGCAGATTCAAACCAATCAGTTCCGTCTAGACCTATTGTCTCATTTACAAAACCAAGGCCTACACCCATCCAACTACCTACTTCAAGAGCAGAGCCTAGCGCCATACCAGCTCCTCGATCAGCACCTTTAAGCATATACTCTCCAGTCTTATTCCAAACGGTCTTAACAGTATCTGCTACTTTCTGAGCACCTTCCTGACCAAACGCTTCACCGTACTGTTCTCGGATGGCGACAGCACTGGCTTCAGGGAATACACCAAAGTCTTCTACAGATACTGGGGCACCCGTCTCGATACCGTATGAACCGCCCTCTGCCTTACCTGTGGCAAAACCTTCACTAGGTGTAAAGCCAGAACCGTACGTAATACGAGCTACACCTTCTTTACCAAAGACTTCTAGTGCTTGAGCCATAACCTCTGGATCATCTGGATTCTCTAAGAGAGCCTCCTTACGACGTTGTTCCTCAGCAGACTGTGCTGGACCTGAGCCTACAGGTGCGGCACCCGGGATTGTAGCCCCATCAGCTGGTACGAGACTAGGGCTCTGTGTAACGTAGCCACGGAACATAGGATTATCCTTATACGCCCTAAACTCAGTAGGATACAGCTCTGCAAGTTCAGACAAGACCTGCTGTCCATGTGTACGCTTACGGCGCTCCATAATAACGTCCCGAGCCGCTCCATCGGGGGCGCTATAGTACTCACTTAACTCAGTCTCACCCATAGTAGACAGAATACCTTGTTCAAAGGCAGTTTTCTGATTCTTAAACAACTCAGGACGCTGCTTATTTATGTCTACAAAGTTAGTCAGGTTAGCATCGATTGTAGCTGAGTTTAGATTTATAGCCTTCAGGTCAGTAAGCAATTCAAGAGATTTGCTGTAACCCTCTGGGGTAGTCATATCCAAGTTATTGATAGTAGCAAGGTACTCAGCTGCTTTCTTCTTGTTCTCTGCATAGCCAGGGACCTGAGTCACACGGATAGTCTCTCGAATTTGGGATGCTGTTGGCATAGTGCCAGTAGTACCCTCAATCTTCTTAATAAGAGACCAGAACTCGTGTGCATCTGCAGGGTCCGTAAGAGTTTCACTAACAGAGGTAATGTAGTCTACATCTTCTTGAGAGGTAGTATCGTCTGACAAGCTGGTCTCAAGCCAGCCGTTTAACTTAAGAACGCTATCCTCTAGTGTTTTTGGAGCAGGAATAGGACCTTCACCACTACCACCGGTAGCAGGGGGAGTTACACCACTGCCAGCCGCCAAACGGGCTGCAGTCCGTACAGCTGCATTCTGCTCAGCTTGTGTTCGGTCGTAAGTTCCTTGAGTACGGAGTTCTGCGGAGGCAGTATACTCATCAAGCTTAGCTTGCCGCTTCAGGTTAATCTCATCCATCCGACGACGATATTCAGTCTCTTCATTCCGGTACGCACGATCCTCGTCGCGAACAGACTTACGCTCCTCAGCCAGAGCTTCCTGTTGGTCACGCACTTCAATATCCTTGGTAGCCTGTACTACTCCAGCCCAAAATGACATTATACTACACCCTCATTCTTAGACGGACGTGACATCAGACCACCGGTAGGTGCTGCTGGCTCTTCGCTCATCATAGCTTCATTATCCATCATACCTTCAACAGGCATCATCTCTTCTTGTTCGTCTGTTGTATCTGTCTCACCCGAAAGGAAGTCAGTAGTCTCACCAGTCTTCTCTTCGTACTCATCAAGAAGCTTACGAGCCTTCTTGCTATTGATGGCATACTTAACCCTACGCTTCTCTTTACTCTCGTCAGGGAAACCCTCTTCGTACTCAATACCAGCTTGGTCAGCACTGCTCTTAATGAACTCATGGATGATTGGTGCAATGATAAGAGAGACATCAACACTGTGACGACCATCCATAACAGCACCACGAAGGATACCACTCGTTAGCGTGACGACGTCCATGCCTAACTCCATAGCGTCTAGGAGGTCCTCTGTCTTATCAGCTAGTCGATCAAGGTGCCAGAATACAGCATCCTCAGGCTTAGTCATCTGAGGAGGGTTCTCGTAGGGTGCGTTCTTAGGTTCTGCAGTCAAAGACTGTCCTGGGATAATAGCCATTATTGTTATTCCTTCTTATACGTTTTGGGACAGGTAGCGAGCAGATCTTCGTTCTCTGTGCTCAGCGGCTGGACGCAGGAAGCTGTTTACAATAGCTGAAGCAGCCTCACCAGCGGTTCCCGTAGACATAATCTTCTTAGCTGCAGAAGACTCAGTACTACCTAACTCTAACATCAAGAAGTCTAGTTGTGCATCGATGTCATCTAACGGCTTACCTTGCTTCTTAGCAAAATCTTCGTAAGCAACTCGCCTTGGACCTGTTACTTGGTAAAGACCAAAGCCACCACGAGATCCCTCTACGAGAGGATTCGCTTCATTAATACCTGCGTCTAAACCTGACTCGTCCCTGAAGTTCATTACAAAACCTTTAGCTACGTGCTTTGGGAGACCCCTGTCTACAAGACCACGATAGATATCGTCACCACCCCGAGCAACAGGACGACGAGGACCCTCATCACCACCTTCAGGACGAGCCTGTGGACGAGGAGACTCAGTAGGAGCTGAAGAATCAGGAGCCCCAGGTTCAGGCATTAAGGCCTCCATAAAGGCTAGTCCAAAACCAGAAACAGGGCTCTGGTTTACCTCTTGGGCCTTAGGGCGTGCACGAGGCCGTACAAGGCCCTCTACAGCGGCTTCTTTAGACTCCTTGGCAGTAGGGGCAGCAAACTTAGACCTGCTGTCCAGGACCGCCTTACGTGCTCTCTCAAGGGATTGCTTATATTCAAACTCTGACATGTTGTTACTTAGTCCTTCTTTAACCTAGAATCTTATCTAAAGTCCAACGGAACATATAGCCCTTAGCAGCCGAGTCTGCTCTCGAATCTGCGCTATCAGATTCCATCTTGGCCAGCTCCTTCTGGAGAGCCGATGTCTTACCAGCAAGGAATACGCTCAGAGCTCTATCCCCAGCATTCTCGGCTTGACGGAAGGCTTGGTCCATGATGTCACGCTCACGCTGCCAGATCTGATCCATAGTTGACTGAGTCATACCATTGGTTGCAGCAGCAGCTTGACGGTTAGACTCGTTCTGTGCAGCTGTATTGATGGTAGAGGAGTTCTGACGCCACTGAGCGTTAGCTTGTGCGATGACCAAAGCATTCTGAGCATTGAACTTGTTTGTATCTAGAGCCATACCAGCGTTGAACTGCTGTACTTGTGTAGCCATGTTAGCAAAGAACTGGTTAGTCTGGTTCTCACTAGAAGCATTGAACTGCTTAGCTGCGTTATCAGCTGACTGGTCACTGAAGATAGCTGAGATCTTCTGCTGTGACTTAAACAACTCAGTCTGCTGAGCCAAGTCCATGTTTTTCATATCCATAGCTAGGAATGATTGAGCATTGATGACAGCAGCTTGTTGGCGGTTGTTAAGGTTAGCCATGTCCATGTTAGACATAGCAGCTGCATCAGACAAGACCTTAGCGTTAGCTGCACTCAAGTTAGCTAAGTCAACTGACTGAGCCATACGAGCATTCTCTAGAGCTACCTGCTGTTCAGCAGTGAAGTTCATGTTAGCGATGTCTGAGATCTTAGCTGCGTTAGCTACTTTAGACTGGAAGTTCTGTGAGAACTCCATACCAAGGAAGTTAGCACGTTGCTCAGCTGCGAACATAGCGGTCTGCTGACGATTAGATAGATTCTGTGACTCAAACTTAGCAAAGGTCTGTGCGTCTGCCATAGCAATAGGAAGAGCTGATTCCATAGCTGCTTGGATAAGAGCTTGACCAGCCATACTGGAAGCACCAAGACCACGAGCAGCCATAGCAGCTGTCGCGTTACGGAGGGCACCAGCGGCCCACGCAGGGGGTTCAGTTCCCTGGAAGTCCTGCATAAGCTCACCCATCTGACCACGTACTGTAGCCTGTACTGAGGGGTCTGCTTGAGCAGCTTCGATGTCTAGTGCTTCTTCTACAGCAGCCATATCAACAGCTGAACCTGAGATCATCTCACCAGTCTGAAGGGTACGAGCAGCAGCAGGGGATACTACTTGTGCTTGATCTATCTGCGCAGCTTCAAGGTCTAGTTGAGCTAACTCAGTAGGATCAGTAGTAGCAGCTTGAACTGTGGCATCAGCTGAGACCTCACCTTGTACAGCATTAACATCAGCAAGAGCTGTGTCTACTTGACCTGCTACCTCAGTGGCATCGACTGTAACTGCTGGTGTTTTAGCGGAACCTGTGATGTCTCCAACAGGATCAATAGTACCTGTACCAGCAGCAAGGTTAGTACCAGCAGCATTAGGATCGATCTGTGCGACATCAGCAGTAGTAACTAGTGAGGAAGGGTCTGTGACAGAAGCTGTCATCATATCAGCTGCACCTTGGCGAGTAGTCTCAGCCTGAGCCTTCGCTGCGTCTTCCTTAGCCTTCTGAACAGCAGCCGCGTCTGCTTTAGCTTTAGCAACTTTAGCGGCCTTAGCGGCAGCAGCCAGTTTAGCAGCAGCAGCCTTATCAGCAGCAGTCTTAGCAGCAAGCTGTGCTGCGAGGGCGTCTCCACCTTTACGACTCCCTCCACCACCTCGGGCGATGTAGCTGTCAAAGCGGTTGGATGGCATAAAGGGGTTATAGATCATCAGAAAGTCCTTCTGTGTAGCTTTTGTCTATTGTAGAACCGACGAAAGTGGACCTTAGTGGTGGTTCCATAGAGTTCTTTGTGCTCAGTCCGTATAGTGCGAATCATCTTAAGTGCATGACCATACGGAGCTATGAATTCGATACCCCAGAGTTGGTAATCTTCACCTGGGTTCTCCTGCTCGTAGTCTTCACTAGTAGGAGTATATTCATCTTCTAAGAAGAGGTTAGCTTTATCTGGTGATAACCAACACCAAGTGATTAGACCTATAGGTTTACCATCTACGTAGTATAGTCTAATCCTGTTATGAGTAATAGGTAATAGTATATAGGAGATTACTTCACTTGGAGTATACGTAGAGTGTGTATCTCCTGTAGTTAGTAACTCTAGGCTATCACCTACTGCCTTATACTTGTCTATGTACATACCTATATGCACCCCCAGATACCTTAAGTCTTATTATACATGTACCTGAGGGTTTTGTCAAGTATAAACTTACACTTAGTTACAATAAAGCTTGTTTACACTCGTCGAGGGTACGTCCAGTATCGTAACCATTCAGCATCTTAGCGAAGTCTTCTTCTCGCTCAGGTGATGTCTCAACAGACACACGGTAAGCTTGCACCTCTGCCCAGAAGCGGTACTTCTTGGATAGAGCATAGAGAGCACCGTGAACGCCTACAGACAGTGCCATAGCCTCAAGAGGTAAGGCTGCGATATACATCTGAGCTACATAGAGTACAGCAGCACAGATAACTGTAAGCATCCACCACTGCTTGACGTGGGTAAGCTCATGTGGAAGCTGGTGTGGGGTAGTGTCAGCAGGGAGCGTAACGTACGGCCCCCATGCTAGGCCGTAACCACCTGTGTCCTTACGGATACTGATGATTGCTGGTGGGATCAAGTTAAACTTCATTACTCTGCTTCCAGTACAACCAGTGTACCAGCCTCGACCTGACGCATGATCTCTGCGTAGTGACGGTTAGCTGGGTCTAGTGGGACTGACATCTCTTGGCCGTCGATGGTGGCTTTGATGGATGTGTTAGTGCCGTCTTCAGCAAAGTATTGTGCTGCTGTGATGTTCATATCATTCATGATTATAACTCCGCATCAAAGGCTAGGAAAGCAGTAGCGTCGATTGCTAGTCGTGCTTTACAAACACGGTTTGTTGTGAAGGGCGTCCCAGCATCTGCACCAAAACTAACTCCAACCTTATGTATGGACGGGTCCACTGTTGCATTAAGGGAGGCGGCTGCGAAAGAAACCCCTGATATTAAGCATTCAACTCCGCTTTCGCTAATCGTAGGGGACGACCTCATCGTTGTGGGATAAGCATAGTCTATTACCACAGACGACGTGCCAAAAGCATAACCTATGCCCAGTTCCGTTTGGTCTGATGCGTTGCCCTGAAGACGGTGGTAATACCGCTGACACAAAGCCAATTCCTGCCCATAGCTGCGATGCTCGAAGGGGGTAGCTGTATCGCCTACTTCGAGTTGTACGCCTGTGATCTGGAAAGTATCAGACGTAGTTGCAAATACGTTTGCTTGACCTGTGACACTCTTGAACCCAGTCTCACTTGTCCATTCATACTCAGAAGTAATGTCATCTGGACCGCAAGCAAGATGAAATAGTATTGAGAGGGCTAGTACATTGCCGCTTGGAAATGCGTTGATAGTATCTCCGTCAAGCTGAATGGTTTTGTATTCCCAAGTTGATGCGCTGCTTATGCTATACGACTTCAAACTTGAATAAGATGAGCTGTTAAAGAACTGAACCCCATAAGCACCTGTTACAGTGCTTTTCACCCAGAACGAAAGCGTAACAGTCTTTGCGGAAGATGTGCCGTAGTCAAGCTGAGATAAATCGTAGCCCTCCAGTTTATAACTAAGCGACTCGTTTTCACTGGCAAGTGGTGTTGCGTCCGCTACTGTACAGCTAACTTTATAGCTGTTCTGAAAACCAGATGGGGCATCCGTGCTTTGTTCATGTGTTGCTTCTTGCCCAGTCCCAGCAGAGCCGTTCCTGTACTGCCAGCGGTCACAGACATAATAACCCGAGCCTGAAACACCAGCCACACTCGTCCCACGCTGGGCCACCTGCATTGCACCATTGATAATCAAGTTACGATTACTCAAAGCACCATCGTTGTAGACGTTGCCTAGATCGGCTAGTCCTCTTGCTTTACTCATGGCTTATACCTCCTGAGAAGCTACAACGTGAGCCTCATACGCTGCGATGATCTCTGGGGTGTGCATCAGTGCTACCAATGCTTGAACCTCTTGTGGCTCCCCTGTCACGTCGTCTAAAGGTGCAATGACGTGGCGGTGGAAGCTACGGCTGATCTCTACGCCATCACGTTCGATGATTGTTGCGTGACGACATTGGATGTGCTTGAAGTCACCGACGATCTCATATTTGTCGATGATGGTGCGTTCTGTAAGTGCCATGATGGCCTCCTTGTTTTATCGTGGCGTTGTTGCCACCTGACTACCCTGTGATCCAACAGGGGTGGTTGTTATGCGTCTGTATAGTATTGCATCGTCACGTTGACACTAAAGTCGTTGCTAGCGTCAGCGTCATCAAACCTAAGAACGAAGCTCGATGTGGATGAGGTAATTCGCCACAAACTTAGTTCTGAGCTAGATGCAGTAGTGCTAACCGTTATACCAAGCAGACTATTGCACCCAGACCAGACAGCAGCTACACCGCCCCCCTGCGAGCCAGCTAGATCAGCCGTAGCTGTGAATGGCAGACCTGTAATATAAGCGTTACCTGTGCTTGATCCCTTATTAGTAAGGGAAAGTGAAGTAGAAATAGTTACTACGTTTCCCACTTTCGTATATTTACCAACTTGTTTGCTGTAAACGATACCCACGGAACCGCCACCAAATTCAACTACAGGTGTCCAAGTCCCCTCCTCGTAATCATCCAGCGTATTGTCTGCTGAATAAACACCAGCAGCAGTGCCAAGAGTTACACCAGCAGGGATGATGGCATGGCCTGACGAGTCGATGCGCATACGTTCTGTGGGTTCAGCGCCACCAGAGTTGGTATAGAAAAGCAGATCATGCTTGTTACTAGCGCCCTTCAGCGCTTCAATGATGGTGCCTCTTACCGTCGGTGCGTTAAGTCCAGACATGTAAAGTTTAGCGCCTAATCCACTAGTACCAGATGGGTGGGAAATGTCCATAGTAGAATATTCTGCCGCACCACCACCAACTAGCTGAAATGGGAAGTCAGGCGAAGTCGTACCGATACCCACGTTCTTACTGCTATCAATAGTAATAGCTGTGCTTGTAGCATTGTCGTCGATGCCTCGTGAAGTGAAGGCTCCAGTAGTAGTTAGAACATCTGTAGTAGTCGTCCCTGTGAACGTCTGATCGGCCACCTCGAAAGGTGTGTAAGCAACGTACTCAAGGATGTCGTCCAGAGCTGCACCAGTAGTCAGCACGATGTCTGAACCGTTAGTAGCTGTGTAGTCCGCAGCAGCGAGCTTAACGCCGTTGAGGTACACGTCTACAAACTGAGGGGTGTAACCTACAGTAGCGAAGGATGTCTGAGAGGCTGTAGCTGTGAATGCTTCACGGTGCTGTGTAGCCTGTGGGACTGGCTGTGCGCCTATGTATCCACTCATTGTGTAGCCTCCAGTGGGTTAACGGGCCAAGCGACATTGTCAGGGAAGCCAGCTTGTTGTGGGATGTCTCGCAGTGCTTGACGATAAGCTATCTCAGCATCTGTAGTCACACGATCAGCCACAGCCCACCAGTCAGTCTTTTGCATCAGGTCATCACGACGGGAACGGACGTTGCGTTCCGCTTGTTCGAGGGGCTGTTGCTCGACCACGTATGGCAATGACCACGCACCAGCGACTTGCTCAAAGGCACCATCTGTCAGGCGATGCGAAAGGCTGTCGTATTCAGGTGACGATGGTCGTGTGTAGGGATACACATCGTAGCTTGCCAGTAGCTCATCAGGGATTTGCTTCGGAAAGCTGGTGTTTGGATTGTCACGGCGCAGTTGTCCAAGCGTGTATTTTGCTGGGGTGCCGTTTGTAAGTTTCAGGTGCATTTAGGTAGCCTCCTTTATGCGAAACGTGCCGCTACGGCACACTGGACTTGAGAGGGGTCAGACAGAGTAACATCAAAAGTCTTGCTGCCACTACTGCTATTAAACCCACCCCAAGCTTGCGAATAAGCATTATTTTCCATTTGAAAGTTATAGACTTCTGTAGAGTTTGTAACGGATACACCATTACTATCGTTTACAGAAACACCCACAATATAAAGTCCTTGAGACGCATCGCCAACCGTTAAAGAGGTTGCTCCTGTGGCTTCAGCACTGTCTGTAAAATCTGGAGAAACCCCAGCAGGCAAAGAGAAAGTGCCTATTGCTGTTCGAAGTTGACTAGCGCCAAAAGTCACAACAATGTCCCCTGTAAAACTGCTTGCAAGGGATATGTAATAAACTCCAGTTACAAATGTGTTATTTCCAAAAGAACTTATTTGCACAGCCTCAGTAGCGGCGTTGCCCCCCACAGTGACGGAGGATATTGTGTTTGCAGAAGAACCAAATTTCTTAGCGTGGATTGCAATTGCAAGAACGCCTGCATCATACCCACTAACGGAAAAAGTATAGGTTGTAAGGCTTCTGCCATCTTCTTTAGTTTCTATGAAGCTTCCTTCAAGAGCTGCCCCTCCGCCAGCGACAGTACCCATCCGCAATCTGCTAGGTAGAGTAATCATGACATATCACCTGCACTAACGCCGTAGTAGACAGACCCCTCTTTCCAGATTGTGACAATAGCATAACCTGTTGTTGGTAGTGTTGGGGCAGCGCCACCAGACCACTGCATCGTAGGCCAGGTGATAGCTGACGCAGAACCATCGTCAATCATAAGGGTGATACCCTCATTAGCTGACCAACCAGCTGCGAATGTAGGCGTTGAAGCCCCTGCCAATGTCCACGTCTGGATAGTGCCGTTAGTGGGGTCAATAGCAGGGGTGGTGCCTGTCAGTGCGAAGTTCGTCTCTGTGACGCCCTTAACTACGATATCACCTGTCATTGTCCCACCAGATTTAGGAAGGGCAGCATCGGCTGCTGTGCCTTGTGCCGCTGTAGCATAGTCTGAGGAATCAAAGGACTTGACCTGCGCAAGGTTTGTAACCTCACTATCCATTAGTGCGCCTGCAGCTGTTACATTAGTTGCACCTGTTACATCAGCTAGAGCTTCGATACCATCTAACTTGATGCCATCTGTGGCAACGTCACGACCATCGAATGTAGAGTTAGTTGTGATAGCCCCCGTCATAGCGCCACCAGATTTAGGCAAGGCGTTCGCTGCGAGTGTTCCTTGGGCGGCTGTAGCGTAATCGGTGGAGCTAAACGCTTTTACTTGAGCAAGGTTTGTAACCTCACTGTCCATCAGTGCGCCTGCGGCAGTGACACTGGCCGTGTCGGTTACGTCGGCTAGAGTTTCGATACCGTCTAACTTAGTACCGTCTGTAGATACGTCTCGTCCGTCTACTGTTCCAGTAATTACAATGCTACCATTGATATCAGCCCCAGTGGTACTGAGGTTGACCGCCTTAGTTCCGATATAACCAGCCATCTTATGTTTGCTCCAGTACGCTTACGATTACATCAGCTGAGGTAGCTGCACTACTTGTGATGATCACAGTGTTAGTTGTCTCTAGAATGATCTTACCATCAAGTACTGATACTGCTGAGTTAGCTGGGATAGGTACACCCTTCACTAAGTAGACACCAGCAACCTGGACATCTACAGCAATCTGAGAAGCAGTTACATTAGAGATATTAAGTCCAATGACAACTGCTGTAGTTGAAGCACCTACCGTATACGTAGTGACAGGCGAGGTGCCAACACTAGCTGAGGTGTAGTTAAGAAATGTATTAGCCATCTGTTAGTTCCTTGTTTGATTAGCCTAAGGCAATTGATAGTGCAAGAGCGCTAGCTTCTGCTGTTGCTAAGATAGTTGCCTTGCTGTCTCCACCTAGTGTAGCAGCATCGACATTTAAAGCATTGACAAATGCTGTGTCTACCCTAGCGTCTATCGCTGCATTAGCGTTGGCTGTTGTAAAGTACAGGTTAGTTGCACCCTCAGCTAGGTCGTCCGAGTCGTGGTTGGCTAATGAAGAAACAGTACCAGTTATTGTCGCCGTGACGCCTACAAAGGTTGGGCTATCTGTGGTAGCTACACCCTGGTCTAGAGCCTTTACAGAAGCAATACTAGTAAGTTCGCTATCCATCAACGCACCAGCAGCTGTTACATTAGCTGTATCGGTCACGTCAGCTAGAGCTTCGATACCGTCTAGCTTAGTGCCATCTGTGGCAATGTCACGTCCGTCTACGGTACCACTAACAACAATGTTACTCGTAGCAGTAAGGGTTGTTACAGTTGCCGCTGCTGGAGTAGTAGCACCAATAGTTGTACCATCGATAGTACCTCCATTGAGATCAGTAGTTGTAAGGACTGAGGAGGCTACAGTAACGACACCAGTTACATCAGCGATAGTGGCAGCTGCTGTACCGTCCTTAGCCTTGATATTAGTAACCTCAAGGTTAGTCATATCGAAGGTAGTAGCGTTAACAGTTGTAGCGTTGATAGTTACGAAGGTAGGGCTATCAGTTGTAGCTACACCTTGGTTCAATGCCTTGATAGCTGCGATGTTAGTAAGCTCAGAGTCCATCAAGGCTCCAGCAGCTGTTACATTGGTAGTATCAGTTACATCAGCGTTAGTTTCTACAGTGTCTAGCTTAGTGCCGTCTGTAGCAACGTCACGTCCGTCTACAGTACCACCAACAGTGATGTTACCTGTAGCACTCAGTGCAGTGAAGCTACCAGCCAGGGGAGTTGTAGCACCGATGACAGTGTTATCAACTGTACCACCGTTAATATCCGCTGTAGTAAGGACAGCAGAGGCGATAGTGAAGACACCTGTTGCATCTGCGATAGAACCGACTGCTGTACCATCGTTAGCTTTGATGTTAGTTACTTGAAGGTTAACGGACTCAAGGGTACCAGCAAAGTAGCCGTCCTTGAACATGAAGACTGAAGTACCTAAGTCAATATCGTTGTTAGTAACTGGGTAAGCTATACCATCTTCAATACGAAGCTGTTCAACAGAAGCAGATGCTACATCAATGTAGAAGCTGAGACGATCGTTGAGTGTATCTACTGCTAGCTTGTTGAGTGGGATAGTTACCCCAGCATCACCAATCAAACCGATGACTGGACCTTCAGCTGTAGTACCGTCATGAGCATGACCAGTAGAGTTGTTGAATGAGTCTAAAAGAGCATCAAACTCGTTGTTAGAGTCAGACGACTGGATAACGTCACCGTCTGTGTATGTACTCTGGCGTATGTAACCTGCCATCTAATCTCTCCTTTAGCGTCTAGCCGCTGTAGTGAATTCTAATTGGAAACCCTTGAGCGAGTAAGGGATCGATACGCCTGAGTCAATAACACGTAGCGCTACTGAGAAGCCTGAACCTTCAACTGGCTGTCTGACGAGAGGGTCTGTCTGACCACCGTAGGTTGCCACTCCGTAAACACTAGTGCCATACAAAGCTACAACCTTGGTAGAGTCGAAAGGATAGGCTGCAGGTCGTGGTGAGTTAGCTGACTCGTAGTCGTAACGAAGGAATAGGTCAGTGTTGATAGCACCCTCTGGAGCGTAGTTAATGATTACACGCTGGAATGCTTTACGGATACCTGGGTCACCAGCTGTGATGTCAGGGCTACGGTAGCGACCAATGATAGTTGTACCATCAAACGTATTACCTTGCTCAGCACGGTAGACGTAGCCGTGGAAGTCACCCATAATCACGTAGTACTCACCCTGGTACTCCTCCGTATCACTGCAGTAAGGCTTAATGGCCTTTGTTGTAGCGAACTCGTAGGACTGCTCTGTGCGAGTACAGATAACACCTTGAGTGGTACTGGTGTCAACGTCCGTGGAGCTAAAGAAGATACGGTACTGAGTCTTGTTAGGGATAACTAAAGCATCAAACTCATCTACGTCACTCCTATCTTGGAATACCTCTTGGATTGGCTTAGAGATTGTACCTAACTCAACGTCACCAATCTTGTCTGTACCAGCAATAGTACGTAGACCGTCTGGACCAAGGAATACAACATCACCCGCAAACTCCTTGATAGTCCAGCCGTTACGGCAACCAATCTCACGAGTAATAGGCTGCAGTGTGAAGTCAGCTTGTGAAGAACCTGTAAGCTTGTATATACGGTTAGCTGAGAAGATGTACAAGCTATCACGGAATACAATCATACCTGTTACAGCTGAGTCAACTACAAAGCTACCAGCACCGTTAGCTACTGAGAAGTCATCTAAGGTAAGAGGAGCTGTGTAGATAATCTCTTGTGGGTTAGATGACATTCCTGCATAGAAACCAGTATTCTTGAACACTGAGATATAGTGAGGATCAGCTGGAGCATTAGTTCCGTTTACATCAGTAACAGAAGTACCATCCCAGTAAGAAGCGTTGTTAGCTCCGTCAGCAAAGGCAAGCAGCTCAGTACCGTTGAAGTTGATACGACGGAAGGTGTACTTCATAGCCCCTGTACGGCCAGAGTCCACAACAGTCCAAGTCTGGTATACTGCTGCAGCGTCTAAGTGAGCTACTGCTGTAGTACCGTTAGCACCTCGTGTACAGCCAGTGAAGGTAGTTGTAGTTAAGCCTGTGTACGTGATCTGCTCAGAACCAATAATAATAGTACCTGTAACAGTGAATCCAGTTGTGCTTGCTACAGTAACTGTGGTAGCTACATCTGATAGTGCACCACTAAGTTCATTGATTGAATCAGTAGAACGGTAGATAGCTGTACCACGGGCAGCAATGACTTCACCTTGGTAGAAGGCTGACATCAGTACTGGCTCAGTAGGAGCTGTAGTAAAGGGTACGACCTCAGATGCCCACTTCTCGTGACCATTGATACGACGGTACCCACCAGCTGTGTCTGGTTCGAAGTTCTCTAGCTCAAGGGCCATCCCTGGTTGTACAGAGAAGTTAGACTTGTTTAGAACAAGACCACCTTGTAGAGGAAAGATAAAGGGGCTCAGGCCACTTGTGTCTGCCATGCTACTTAACCCCTATTAAAGTACAGAAGGAAAGACCGGTGTTGTACCAGACCTTTCAATTACAGTTGAACGTACGTAAGGATAGCGGTTAGTCAAGATACTACGGATGTCTGAGATGCCCTCTTGGAAGCGAGCCCAGTTAGCGTTGTAATGATCTAGCTCCCCACGGTACTGGTACGCATACGCTGTAGCACCGTCTGTTACTACCTGACGATAAGCCTCAGGTACACCTGGGACATCAGCAGCAGCTGAGAGGGCTGTAGGTTGGTCGTAGTACTCATACTTAAGCGAGTAAGCCTTATCTGGGTAAGGGTACAGGAGATAGTTGTTATCTGGAGTACGTACAACCCAACGAGGTTCACCGCCTTGTAGAGTAGCATCATCTTCTTGATCGATGTACTTATCAATGTATTCTTTGTAGTCTAAACGACCAAGGCCACCCCCTGCAGTGCCAAGACTAGAATCCTTAACCAAACGGAAGGTATCATAGTCAACGGTCTTAGCTGTAGTCGGGATGGCATAACGTGTTGTACCAGCTACCAGAACCTCAGTCTTTGAAGCGTGGTTGAAGGGCCAGTTGAATTCACGGTGGTTAATGAAGTTAATAGAATCATTCACAGCATTCTTACACTGGATCTGGAATCCACGAGCTGTGTTGAAGCTAGAGGAAGTAAGTGTGACCTCGTTCATACGAGCTAATACTTCATTAGTAATGTCGAGGTATGTATAAGCCATTTCTTACCTTGTCTATAAAGTCTTTACAGGGTTAGCGGCCCCCGAAGGGGCCCCTAGTTAGTCTTATGCGAGTACGTCGCGTACTACTTCAGCAGCGTCACGAGTTGCCTCGTTTACGTCTACTACGATAGCCCATACACGTGCAGTAGCACCTGTAGTTACACCATCGATAACTGTTACAGCGTCGATAGTGTCTGCGTCAGCAGAGATACCGAGTGTCTGTGTACCGAATACCATTGTACCAGCAGCTGCAGCGTCAACGCTAGTAGCAGCCATGAAGGTAGTTGTAGCATCAGATACAGCAACAGTGAATGTAGTGATATCTTCTACTGCTGTGATGACTTCTACACCAGCAGCAAGAACAAGAGTACCAGCGCCAACGGCTGGGCCTACAACAGTACCGGAAGCGGTACCAAGGTTAACCGTCTTTTCGACCATGTAGGCCTTAGACGTAAGGGAAGTTGAGAGAGCCATTTAAGAATCCTTTCAAGATATATGACTAAGAGGAATAGGTACCCCAGTTTCCCAGGGTACCTGCTCACTTATGCAAGGTTGTACTTTGCAGTTACCAGAGCTTCTGGACGAAGGATCTTACGACCGTAGAGGTGCATACCACGAACGATGTCAGCAAAGCTGTCAGGGTCACGGTAAGTCTCAGTCTTGTTGATCTGCTCAGCAGAAGCTACAGCGGAGTCATGGCCACCAACGATAACACCATAGTCAGTGTTCTGGTTATCAGTACCAGTAGTGGCAGCACCACCGCCGACCTGTGGAAGGTTGTTGGATACATACACGCGGAAGCCGTTCCACTTGTTCATAACCAGACCGTTACGGAGACCACCAGAATCGCCGAAGTCAGCGTTCAAGAAGCGGGAGTCTTCGTCCATCAGGACTTCCAGCATGACTGGATCGATTACCAACCAACGGCCATCTTTGTCAACGTTCTGCTGGTCGAGCAAACGACCCATACGGTTGATAAGCATGACAGGAGAAGCGTAAGCTGTTGGCAGAGCAGTCGCACCAGGCAAACGAGCAGCAACAGGGATCGAGTGATCGCCAGCGGAGCCAGTTGTGATGTTACCGAAAGAACCCTTGATGAGCTTCATGGAAGTCAGCAATTCGTCTGTACCAGCAGTCGAAACAGCAACAGTACCGTTTACCTGATCGTTAACAGTGTCACCAGCTGTGTGCAAAGCAGACTGCTTGTAACCTGAGAGGTAACCCAGAACTTCTTGGTCAAGCTGGTCAGCCAAGCGGTAAGCCGCACGGTTGGTTGCAAGGTCCATGAAGTTAACGTGGCTGTGAGCCTCTTCAATGTCGTCGATCTTGAAAGCGAAGTAGTTAGCTTTGTCGATTGTCAGGGAGAAGTCTTCGTCATCAAGATCTTGAGCAGCGATCTGTGTACCACGAGCATAGCTGGATACAGAGATTTCAGGCTCTTTGATGATCTTAACAGTATCGCCTTGGGAAGCGATCTCACCGAAGTAGTCGGAGTTAGTGATGTCGTTGCAGATCGATTTCTTACGGAAAGCAAGTTGTACTTTCTTAGAGTAGATAACCGAAGAGAAGTTGCCGTTAGGTAGGTTGCCGTGACCGGCTGCAGATTGAAAAGCCATTTGAATATCCTCCAAAGATGTTTGGCTTGATAAGACAAGACACACGTATAGTATTGATTAAAGGGAAGGGTGTGTCTCAGTTAAGAGAACCTAAACAATCATTCTAAGAGGCTAATCGTTTCTAGGGTGCAACCTACCTTCGCTTGCCAGCTAGAGTAGATCGGGCCTATACTTAATTAGGTAGGTCTTTGTGTTGATTATTAGCGTTCAGTAATGGACCCAAAGGGGTCTACTGTAGGGGTCTAACAGGTATCCTACTGAAAGGGGCTATTAGACCTCTAAAGTTATACCATACTCGATACCTGCTGTCAAGGCTTAATATCGAGTATAGAGGTATTAGCGAGCTTTACCAGATACGTCGTAAACGAACTTACCTGAAGCCATTGCTTCTTGGATAGCATCATAGCGATCCTCGAATTGTTTATCTGACATCTTAGCTACATCAGATTCCTTGATGGTTGAACCTGAGTCGTTAGAGTCAACAGATGTACGGCTTCCCTTAGATACAGTCTTAGCTGCATCCTTAGCACGAGCCTTCTTATCTGAAGGTGTAAGACCATTGTCTACTTTGTAGAGGTCAAGTACACGGATAACACTGTCAGCATCGTCTGAGTTCTCATAGAGAGCATCACGTACCCACTTAGGTTGCTCTTCAACCCAGTCATGGAACTTATCAGCCTCACGTAGCTCATCGAAGTCAGCATGTGCCTTACGGATGTTTGTCTCAGCCTTAGTACGAGTAGCCTCATACTTAGCCTCGTCGAGCTCCTTGAAGCGTCCCTCAGCTGCAGCAAAGCGCTCAGAGGCCTTCTTGTCAGCGATGGTCTCCACAATGGCAGCTACGTCAGGGTACTTACGGGCCCAAGCCTCGATGTCTTCGTCTGACTTAGGGGCACGGATAGAATCGGATTGAACAGTAGAGGCTACGTCAAGCTTCTCTTTCCACTCCTTCTCCTTCTCAGCCATATGACGACGAAGATCACCGTACCGCTTCTTGAAGGACTTCTCCTCACGGCTTAGCTTGGAGTCGTCTTCTTCATCCTCTTCTACTTGAGGCTCAGCTTCGACTACGTCCTCTTCCTCCTCAGTATCATCGACCTCTTCCGTGTCTTTAGATACGTTAGTACGACCCTTCATCAACTCTTCCAGTTCCTTCTCATCCTTGTCTAGGCGAGCTTGCTTAGCTGAGTAGTTGGAACCACGTCCTGAGAAACTAGCTGTATCAGGGGTTGCGTTAGTTGCCATTGTGTTGATAGACATTGTATTTCCTTTGTGTTGGGGCCAGCGTTATGCTGAGTAGCCTTATTATTTATTGTAGGAGTTGTATTACTTCTTCTTCTTGCGAGGCTGGATAAGACCGCCCCTATTCTGCGGCCCTACCCGAGTGCCTCCACCCGAACCCGAACCTACCTCTGTTCCTGCTTTCATCTGACTACCAGAAAGCTTCGAAGCTGTCTTAGCGCTAACCCCAGCATTACGGGCTGCGTTCATACTCTTCGCTTTAGACGCAGAAGTTGGAGTACTTACTTGGTTGGCCTTCTGTTGTGTAGCTGCTTTGTTTGTAGCTGCATTAGCTCGTGCACGGTCCGCTGCATCATTCTTACCGCCATCAGACGAACTAGACTTAGAGTTAGAACTAGAACTAGAGGCAGGTCTACTTGCTAAGCCAGTTTTAGAGGAAGAAGATGGAGCAGCAGCACGTTGAGTAGGGTCAGTACTCCAGTCAGCTCCGTACTCTTTCTTAACTGCACCGTATAGTTGATCCCCGTCACGCATAAACTCAGGAACAAGACTAATACCTGAGTCCTTTACATAGGTTCCATTCTGGGCTCTAAGCTGATCTGCCAAGTCTTTACGGCCCATAGCTTCGAGTGCGTCAGCATTAGCCATTGTCTCAGCAGCATTGCGTGTAGCTGTGAACTTACCGATAAGACCACCAGCTAGGCCACCGCTGAGTAGACCTTTGGCTGCATCACCAAGTGACCCAAGCCAGCTCTGCTCTTCTTCTTCAGCAGCGCCTTCCTTACGAACACCTAGTTTCTCCATAGACTGATTGAACAGATTCTCTGGGTCTTTGTAGTCGTACTTATCCATCCAAGCGTTAGGGTTACCAGCATACTCAGGGGCAGGAGACCGATCAGACCGTCCTTGGGTAGGGGCACCACCACCACCACCTAAACCACCGTAGTTAGAAACAGGCACACAAGCACTTGTGACTGCGTCCCAGCGGTAACCAGGAGGGCACTGTGGTGCTACAGCAGCTGTTTCTGTACCAGGAGCTTGACCAGTTACACCAGACTCGATAGAGAAGCCAGGTGTGTGGTCGTAAGGGTTGTACCCACTCTTGTAGTTAGCTGGATTGTACTCACCTTCTCCGTAGACCATACCACCTTCAGCAAAGGCTGTTGGCATGTCTTGGCCTTCAATAGCTGGAGGTGCAGCTTGAGTTGGAACAGCACCACCAGCCATAGCTGCCTGTTGCATTGTACCCTGTGGTTGTGGCTCTTGTACAAAGATACCTTTAGCCTTAAGCATGTTAGTGATAGATGGGTCCTGCGCTGCAGCAGCTTTGACTCGATCGATGATACCGTCTACGTCCATGCCCTCTACGAGGCCACCAGTTGCGTAACCATCAAGAGAAGCCAAGTCACCACCGAGGGTGTACTCTTCTTCCATCTCTTCCATGTCCTCTTCAACAGGATCACCACCTACACGACCATCTTCTTGCATCTCTTCAAGACCTTCTTTAGCCTTGTTACGGAGCTTCTCAAAGTAGGAGACACCGAAGTACTTTACTACGTCAGCAGGTACTACGTACTCACCTTCAGATAGCTTAGCATCTACGTCATCCCGTACGTCTGCAGCATTGGACCCAGTAGGGATCTCATTACCTGAGATAGGATCAATGTCCATACCGTCTGTGGCTAGGCCACCTTCTTTATACATCTTATCCATCTAGATCATCTCCGTTCTAGCGCCATTAACTTTATCACGCAGCTGTTTAAGGCTACGTAATGCTTTGATTTCACCTTGTATGCGGTGTAGTTCAGCAGGTTCAATCCGCTGCTCTAGTTGTTTTTGAGCAAAGACGATACGTGTATCTACTTCTTCTAAGAAGGAGTCCCAGAGTATCTTATCATTTACTAGTCTTTTGATTTGCATTGTACTTCTCTCTAAGGAGGCTGAGAGGCCTCTGTGTACCTTTTGGCTACCCTAGCCTACCTTTGAGCGAGAAGGCCCTCTAGGAGCCCTCTCTGTGGCTCTCAGAGCCCTTCAGGTGGCATACCACCGCCTGTGTTACCTGAGAATCCTTGTTCTCCTGGGACTGGAGCAGAGCCTGTACCCATACCCCCAGCCTGTGCTCCACCAGTAGGTGCAGCTGGGGCAGCGTTAGGATCAGCAGCAGGAGCAGCAGGAGGAGGAGGGTTCTGCTCTTGGAACTTCTTGAGGATCTCAGCCTGTACAGCAGCTTCACCAATAGAGTTAGCTACCTTGTCTGGGTCGAGGTCCATAGACTCAGCGATCTCACGGATGATGAAGTCCATCTTAGCAAATGGAGCCAAGGCTGGGTTCTGTACAACCTGCAAGAACTGAAGAAGACGTTGACTACGTACTTCGTTAGCCATAAGAGAAGATGTACCACGAGCTTTGACTTCTAGGTCACCCTTGATCTCTGGGTCATGATCGAACTGCATGTTGAATGAGAAGAAGGCTTTACCGATAGGCCCAAGCAAGTAATCATCTACGTTCTTGATAACTGTACGGATAGAACCGTTAGCAGCTGACATGAGCATAGAGATGCCTGAGGCAGTACGACCAACACCTGATACACCAGTCTGACCATGCGAGAAGCTAGGTAGACCAGTAGACTCATCAGCTAGTACACGAGCCTTATCAAACATCTGCATGTTCTCGTTAGACACGTTAGGGAAGGATGTACCGAAGATAGCTTGACCTGGGGCACCACCACTACGGCGGAAGACCTTGCCAGGGTAAATCTCTAGGTCTTGACCAGGAACTAGGTTGTTCTCGTCTACCTCAAGGATAAGGTTACCTGAGAGTGCAGCATTGTCAACAGCCATACGCATGAAGCCGTTCATGAGTGTCTGTGTATCGTCCATGTTCTCAGCGAGTCCTACACCGAAGAAGGAGTAAGGGTTTACTTCGTATGGTACTGCGTAGTACGGAATGATCTGTGGGTTAAATGGGTTCATAACCAAACGAAGGACTTGACCGTTACATACCCAGATGTTTACGTTAAGCTGGTCAGCCTTACGTAGTTCACGAGGGATGTCTACGTCATGATCCTCAAGGATCTCACGATCTACAAAGCCCCAGAACTCCAGAACTTCGTAACGCTCTGTCTGAGTCTCCTGTGAGTCGTCTTCCATAGCCTGTTCCCACCACTCTTTAGTGTAGGACTCACCGTACGTCAAAGCGAGGTCGATAGAGTTGTTACGGAAGAAGGGACGACGCTTAAGAGCACGCATCTGTGAGCGAGACATCTTGTGACGCTCGACTACGTACTCAGCTTCGTCCATGTTGTTAGCGTCTGGGTCTGGATAGAAGTTCCATACGGACACAGAGTCACACGATGGGATAGTTTTGATGCGAGGCTTGTAGTTACCCTCGTCATCCCAGTTCGGATACTCTTTATCTACAGCAAATGGGCCCTTCATGATGCCTGTACCGAACAAAGCACACTCAAATGCTGCTGTACGTAGCTTCTTAGAGGCGTTAGACTCCTCCAGCTGGTCATGAATCTTCTTTTCCATCTTCTTAGCAGCGTACATAGCTGGATGGAAGGTAACTTCAGTGGCTGTACGGCCTTCACCCTCCTTAAGAAGGTCAGCAACGGGCTCTAGCTTGCTCTTCATGCCTCCAAGACGCTCCTGGAGGTCCATGAGGGTCTCTCCTGGACGTAGTTTAGCGTCTTCTGGGGAGATTTCAGGCTTAGCTTGGGCAGAACCCTCTTTTTTAGCCTTCTGCATCTCAGGATTGGACTCAAAGTGCACTGATTCTGCAATGCCTTCAGGCAAAGAGGTAGGATCAATAGAGATTGGGAACTTGTTATTGCCGAAAAGGACCTCAACAAGCTGCCCGTAGGCTGCTAGAACCTTAGTCTTAGTAACTTTAACAAAGATACGGGACTTCTCAGTAGATGTAAAGCGAACATCAGGACCGTACAGGCCCCGATAGTTGCGATAGGAGCGTACCCAGCGTTGCTCGTCTTGGTAACGGGCTGTCTCAGCCTTCCTGAAGCGCTCCGTAACGAAGCTGACGACTGTACCAACAGGTGAATCGGTTGTCTCATCTTCACTCATATCATCAATAAAAGAAGATTCTGACTCTTCCATGTTGTACTCAGTGGATGACTTGTCGTCTTCGAACGTATCCATTGTAATTCCTTATCAGTAACCGAATGTCGAGTCAGCAGCTTGGAAGCCTGATCTCTGTGAGTTGGGGTCGTAGTCGAAGAGACTGCTACGAGGGCGTGTCATGAGTCCGTAGCGTAGGGCGTCGTAGCCGTGGTCAATAGGACTCTTAGTATCTACATCGTCTAGGTTGTTCTTGTCGAGAGGGAGAGACGGTAGCTCCGAGATAATGTTACGACAAGTGTTAAAGAATATGATACGAGGTTCTTCTGTGAAGTCATCTATCTGTAGTCTGCGGTGTACTTCGTTCTTACCAGCAATACGAGAGCCACGGGATCGATCTGATGGTCGCCAACGGCAACCTTTGTTAATCATCTGCTCAGCGAGTGAAGGACCAGTGTCGCCTCGGTTGTGCCACAGTGAGCTGTCTAGTACACCGTACCGTATCTTCTCACCACGTTCAGCCTCTAGGATCATACCAGCTAAGTCTTGTGCTGTAACCTTGCTGCAGTAGAGCTCACGATAGATCACGATCTGTTCAGAGGGTGACACAGCAAACCAGAGTACTGCTGTCATCGAACCGTATCCGTAGTCACACGCTCTGAACTTAGCCCAATCACTAGGGATATCGAATGGAGCGACTACGTGCACCTTAGGGTTGAACTCTGAGAAGGCAGCTCCTTCTGAGATACTCCAATCACCGTCTAGCAACTGTCTCCGCTGATGCTCAGGCATAGAGAGAAGGTTAGCTTCGTACATACCATCTTCTGACAAGTACGGGTTGTTGAACAGGTTAGCTGGGATGAACCTACGCTTAAACAAGGGTTGACCCTCGTTCGTGTGACCCTTGGGCCATCGGATAGTTTCACCGTGTTCGTCTGTAGCCCAGAAGGACGTATTGGCTGGAGCAGGGTCAATGAACATCTTCTTAACCCAGAAGTGCCCAGGACCCCCAGGGTTTGTTGTAGCCCGCATGTACAAGGGAAGACCTGAGGCCTTAGTTGTACGTAGACGAGAGCGCATGTAGTTCCAAGCATAAGGCGTAGGCCACTGAGTCATCTCGTCGAGACCAATCCAGTTGAAGGCTTGACCTTGGTAACGCATAACGTCATCGTCTCGGTCTAGGTAGGACATCCAGAGAGTAGCACCACTAGGGGCTACCCAAGTCTTATCTCGTTCCATGAACTTGATACCTGGGATAGCCCTAGGGTAAAGTTGTTTAGATACTGAGATAAGTTCACGGAGTTCCTCTGTACTACGACGGACTAGGAGTCCGCGGGAGTGAGGGTTGTTAAAGAATCGTACTGGGTCAGCTACCATCGCGTAGGACTTACCACCACCAGCTGCACCACCGTAGAGAACCTCTTGCTCACAGGACGCTAGGAAGTCTTCCTGTGGGCCTGGGTTAGCTTCAAAGATAATCTCTTGAGCCTTCTTGATATCGATAGGTTCGGGTCTAGCTGTCGCTGGAGCCTTCGCCTGTATCGGTGTCAAGGTTTCTTGTACGTCTTCCACCGAGACGGTCTTCTTCGAGCTTGCGGGCCGCTTCCGAGGCTTCTTTGTAACGCCTTTCATAGACTCGATAGGATTGGGCCGCGTTCCGCCGTTTTGATTCGATGCTGACACGTTTGTTAAGTCCTACATGAGAGATGTATCGTCCTGACTCCTCTGTTAGCCAACGGGCTACCATACGAAGACTATACTCCGCTAAGTACTTCTTAGCTTGTTCTAGCATCTCTAATTCTAATGGGATAGGTTGGAGGACATTCTCATCCTCAGGATCTTGCTCGTACCCGAAAGGGATGTATCTACCTACGCGTACGATAGGGAACCATTCACCATCTTCACCTCGCTTTGGTATCTTCCAAGCTTGGTTAGTTATGATGTTGTTCATTGATGGAGCTTGTTTTCTAGCCATACTTATACCATATGTGTTCTTGTTTGTCAAGCATTAGTCTTCGTCTTTAGAAGACCTTTTAGCTGGGAGAATGAATACTGGCTCAGAAGTAGTTACTTCTACCTTCTCAGTCTTAACGAAACCAGCACGGTCCATCAAGTCCTTAGCAGCAGCCATACGCTCTTTAGCACCGAGCATGTCTTTAGCACCCATCACCTTAAACATGGTGTAGGCTGCTTTAGTAGAACTCTGTGCAATGAACTTACGGGTAAGCTCCGCGATCTCATCTACGAGAGAGGCTGTGACAGAAGAAGTAGGTACGTTGTCTGAGTAACCAGCTAGCTTCTTAGCGGTCAGTGGGTCACCCTCAGCTTCCTCAAAGAGGACATCAAGGAACATCTGCTGCTTGTCTGTTAGTTCACGTTTAGCCATTAGATATTCCTCACTGGGTTGTAGAAAAGTTTACCGGAGATAGATACATCAAAAACACCTCCAACTTTGTATGCTAGAATCTTATCACCTTGATGAAGATACAAACGTGCCTGAGTAATCACAGAGTATACACCGTTTGCTTGAATCTTGTAATCCCTAAGCAAGTAATGGTAAGTATCATCAGCTGAGTGATACATAAGTATATTTATACTATCAGTCCCAGTTCCGTGCGTTATCGTAAGAAAAGAAACCTCTGCATCGTGGTTGTTAGGTACAGTGTAAATAAGGTCTGACCCAGCCCCAGCCGTCGTGCTTACGATTGAAACACCTTCAACAAAAGTAGTGTACTCTTGATTTGGCATTTGTTAGTCTTTAACTACAAGTTGGGAGGGTGCCTTAGGGGACTCCTGTGGCTCTTCAAGCTTACTCTTTTTAACAGGTTTTTTAACTGTTTCTTTAGTAGCTTTAACTTCTTGAGCTTCCGCCTGAGCTGCCTTACAGATAAGAACCATAAGGTCATCATCGCTTGAGAGGAAGGAACCGTAAGGGTCCATCTGTCCTGCAACGTCACCACGGCTGTTCACAATCTGGTCAGTCGAGATAAAGTAACCTGCTTTGTTCAACTCTTTTTCATACTTCTTAAAGATCATATTACTTCTTCCTTTGTGTAGGCTTCATGGAAGCACCACAGTTAGCCTTCTTGACCATACCGCCCTTAGCGAACCCAGGCTTACGGGTCTGGGTCTTTGTGGACTTGGATGTTCCAGTCTCTTGGTAGATGTCTGCAATAGAGATTTCAGCGAGCTGGTTACCCAAAGCACGTGCAAGGCGGTCCTTAACCTCTTTAGATTTACCTTTACCACCAAGGAGGTCTACCGCCTCTTCGGTTGTTATCTCTCCAGCGGAATGTCTTGCTGCAATGGATCTAGCCTTTGGAGACATATACTGCTGAGAACCTGGGGTGCCACTGCTGCGAGTTGCAAGTTCCTTCTTTTTAGGTGCACTCTTCTTCTTATCGTCAGCCATTTTCATTTCTTCCTCTGTGTAGGTGGGTTAGATGCGCCAATGTTCTTGGCATACTTCTTAGCGTTAACTTTACGAGAGAAGCTACGGTTAGCTGACTTAGGTTTAACCTTTAGGTTACTCCTACCGTTGTCTAGTGGGTTACGGTTGTTGTGGTCTACGTCTTTACCATCATGCTTCTTAACCTTCCCCTCCTTCTCTAGCAGACGACGAGCACGCTTACGTGCAGCATTCTTAGCTAGTTCAGAAGGAGTAGACTGGAGCTCACGCTCACGCTGATAGTCTCTTTTATAATTCTTAGAACTTGGCATTAGATCTCACCACTTCGCTTTGTCAGCCCAGTAGGCAGCACTAAGCTTACCCTTCTTGATGTTCTTACCGTGCCGAGCCTTGAAGCTAGCACGTTTCTTCTTCATAGCATCAGACTCACCAGCCTTAGGAGCACCAGCAGTAGAAGCACCTTGCTCACCAAAGCGAATGGTCTTGATTGTATCACCTTCTTTGGCTACTACAACGTGTGACTTCTTAGGGTGACCAGGGGTACGCTTAGGTTTGTTGAAGCCAGATACACCTGCTCGCTCTAGACGTGGGTCTTTCTTAGCAGCCATTACTTAGTCCTCTTCTTCGGTTTAGTAGCCTTGACCTTAATGGCTTTAGTTGCGAGCTTTGCAGTGCCCTTCTTCAACTTACCAGACTTCTGAAGTTGGCTCGTAGCTACAGCGTAGGCCTTGTCCTGCGGGACACCCTTCGCCTTCAACTTAGAGACAAGCTTATCAAGTACTTTAGGCATCACTCTTATCCGAAGATGCAGATAGACATAATGACGGTTGTGTTGTACAACTTATGCCGTGTAGAAATAGAAGCTGGGTCCATGTTCCAGCAGCCAAAGCACTTGTTACAAGGTTCGTCTTTGTTAATCCAGCAACCCATAGTCTTATTATCCTTTTCTCTTCTCAAACCCACGGGTCAAGAAGTAAGCTCCGAAGATGACCATCTGTAGCTGCCAGTAGGAGGCAGAGAGATCATCGGTGATACCTAAACCTAAGACCTTGTCATAGACAATGACCTTGAAGTTATAGATGATGAATGGTAAAGCAAAGAGAGGACGAATCATACGAGTCATCCAAGACCCTTGCTCAGCTATCAGTACAGACTGTCGTGCTTCCAACTGTAGGATCAGCACATCAGCTTCTATACGTTCTTGTTCTGTCTTAGCATCTAACCGTAGAGTCCTGGCCTCAATCAAGTTGTCAGCTATCTTAGACAAGGGATTAACTAAGGAGATGAGGAACCCTAGCACTACTACTACTTCTTACCCATTGGGGTAGTTGTAACAGAACGGAGGTACACGTTACCCATAGCTACAGCTAAGACGTAGAATGGTAGATACTCTTCTGGTACGATACCCTTCATCTCTGTGAGTTCAAGGATAGGTACAACAGCAGCTAGTACGTTGAATGTGACTGTCTTCCAGCCTTTGAACATATCAGTCATTTATACACTTCCTTTGAGTAGGTAGAGCCCTACACTGACTACGACAGATACAAGAGTAGTTAAGACTAGCTTAGAGTTATTGTCGAGCTTCTCAGTGATCTTAGTCAAAGCTACGCTCGTGTGAACGTAGTTAGTCTTAAGCTCTACAATATCGTCTTTCATCTTACGTTGGTCATCGGCGAGTCGATGTTGCTCTGCTCTGATCTGTTCAATATCATCTTTTAAATGATCCCCTGACATGCATCTCTCCCTGCTGTCGATAATTAAGTAACCTACGTCAGGAACAGATCTCGTTCATGGTTACGTCTGATAGTAAGACCTTTGAGAGTCTTACCCTTTTGCTTATCCCAACGAGGCAACTGGTCAGCTGCTCCTTGGTAGTCACCCTTGTTCAACATCTTCAAGAGTGTCGAGTTCTTGAAGTTAGTCTCACCTAAGTTATAAACGAAGGAGGCAAGGGCATCATATTGATTCTGTGTGAGGGGTACCTTAACGTACTTCTTGAGTGCTGCCTCAACCCAAGCTAGATCGTGCTTGAGGAGTGCTTCAGCACCAGCGAGTGTAATACGCATACCTGGCTTAGCTGTCTTGGTGTGACCGTACCCAATGGTCCATACGTCGTTAGGAGTAGGAAGGTAGGCCTCTAGTCGTATACCTTCAGATACCTTAATCAACTCCACATCACCTAAGAACAACTGGTCTACAGGATAGAACTTGTCTTCACCTTTAGGTGGACCCAAGTCAATGACCTGACTAGTCTTACTAGAAAGAGACTCAAGGATCTTCTTCAGCATCGCTATGATCTGTTCCATACTCATCTCTTCCTTAGTCATTCCCAGTCTCGCTTCCTGTGAGGGTCCTTCACATCGTGTGCGTGTAGGTGCCTCTCTAAGTACATTGCTCGTTCCATTCGGTCTAAGGAGATCCAACTCCCTGTATCCTGGAAGTACTTCTGCCTTACGTAGAAGACATCAGAACGAGGGATGTGGATAGAACGTAGAGCTTGTATATTGTCATCTGCTAGAGCATTGAAAAAGTCAGCTAAGACATCATCTCCGTCTAGGTATGTTTCATTGGTTCTCATGAGCTTGGTCTCTTATGATTAGGAGTAAGCTTGATGGACCCCTCCAGTTATAACATAGGGGTCTGTGTAAGTCAAGCTAAAAGGAGGGGAGGGTCCCCAAAAAGTTACCTTCTTGGAGAAGGGTATGACATAGAGGGATGACAACCGAGAGGTTAGATGGAACTCTAAGCCGCGAGGTCAACCCTCAAGCGGTACTTTAAGTGTACTATAAGTATTACTTTAAGTACTTATCATCTATTGTTATTATTAATAGGTATTACATACTTATAGTATACTTTAAGTTACACTCTAAGTAGTTAATATCTAATAATCAATAATAGATTATAACCTCTACTCTCTACTCTAAGTATATTATACCATAAGTGCTAAAAGATGTCAACCCCTAATCGTATGTCACCCCCTGTCTACCCCTCAGATATCCTGAGAGTGTGTCATTGTTGCACCACTTATTACACCTAGTATACTAGCAGGACCAGAACATAGGCCAGAATACCCTCGGTATAACCTAAAGTGGTTAACAGAACGGTATTTACCCCCCGCTGTCATCCTGGGTGTATATGTACCCCTGGACCCCCCGTGGCCCCTCTACCCCCCCTCGATGCTATAGTATAACATATCGTTACAATAGGTCAACCTTGCTGACATACAATAGGTAAGGACTGCTGACATACCCCTAATGTAACAACCATTAACAATGTAACGGGGTATTACATACGGTTTTCGTAGGGTAACTCGCGGTAAGGTTGTTTTTGTATACCCCTAGACAACCTATACGATACCCCTCAACTGCTAGTTGCACGACCCCTAACGCCACTCGCCTTAAACGATACAACTCGCCTTCTAGTTGCAATACCCATACCCATACAACCTGAATGCGACTGGGAAGAACGGAACGAGAACATGCAATAGGAACATAACGTAAACACGACGTAGACCCCGATTTTAGCCCCATACAGCGCAACCTTGCTATTTCCCTTACCTTGACCCACTAAAACCTATGTTCTTGCTCTGTTCACGTTCTCAGAGCTTTGCATAAACGCGCATACGCGCATACGCGTAGTAATACTATACGCGCATCATGCACGCGTAATCTAATCACATATTAGAAGGCTTATCTGGGTTTATCGTTTGTTTTCAATAGGTTAGCCAATTGTTACAGTTCGATCACGACTTTTATCGTTTGTTTTCAATAGGTTATAAGAAAGTTTATTTAATCTCAAATTAGTTGTTGTTTATCTCGGTCACTCAATCTAGATTTAACTTATCGGCAAGACGGACAGACAATCCAGCCAGCCGAAGCGGGGAAGGGAACCCCTAGGAACAAAGTTAAATCCCTCGACCCTTAGGGTCACGTGAAGCCGATACCCCGATAGGACGGGTAAGCAGCGTGGTTCTGGTTTAGGGCGGTTATCCATCGAGTAATTCGGTAGCAACTATGGTTCGCTACTTAACGAGTGAAGGAGGTGGATAGGTTCCCGATTGCAAGTATCGGACTCGCGTATTTCTCCTTTAAGTAGGGTTTGGTCACGAGGTAGAAAAAGCGAAAGGGAATCCATTTTATATAAGAGCGCATCCGTTGTGGGTGCGTTGCTAGTGAAATGGAAAAGGAAAACCCCATGACAAATACAGCAATCGTAAACGACATCAAAGTAATCGAGAACAACTTCGTAACTGCAATGGGTAGCGGTGTTGCTGCTACTGCCCACTTGATTGCTCTCATTCAATCAGTAGTGAAGTCAGAGCAAGGCGGTGTCCTTGCTAGTGCCATTGCCCGATTGAATAAGAAGGGCGATGCGCATGGCTCACGTGCTGTCCGCTCTATTACTGCTGCCATCTTTGTTGGTGCCAAGATTGGGACTGCCAAAGACAAGAAAACCCTCCTTGTATCCCTCAAGGATGCTACCGTTGACGTCGAGGCCCTTGGTCGCTTGGTTGCCGCTGGTGGTGAGAAGCTCTCCATTCGTGATGCATTGGTAAAGCGTGTGAAGGGTGAGACTGAAGTGAAGGAGTTGGACTTGGTCAAGTATGCCGAAGGTCTTGTGAAGCGCATGGAGAAAGAGGGTGTTACATCCGCTGCCCTTATTGCTGCCATCCAAGCCGCTGCCAAGTAATTGCTTTCTAATGGGTGCCGCTATCGGTGGCACCTTATTGAGTGCAATCGAGTGCTTACATGAAACACGTAGGAAAGGTGTGACTACTATGACACAAGTAATTTTGAACGGACAGAGCGTGGGTGCAATCACTCGTGAGAACCTCTCCACATTCCTTCGTGTCTCCACTATGGTGGTGGTGTCACATACGCCAACAACAATCTGCTTGGAAGGGTAATACCATGGGTGCTGCCCTCCTACTTATCATATCAACGGCCGTGATGGCCTATCTCATATACAAGGACGAAAGCAATGGGTGAAGTATATCTTGAAAAGGTGGTGTTTGCCATCGATGACAATTGGAATGTCCATACCGTCGCCAAGTTCTTGCGACACGTGGACACCTTGCGTGCCATGGGAAAGATCAAGCCTGTGGTGCAATGCATCGGGAACTGGGAAGGCGTTCTGGAGGTCTCTTACATGATGGACCTCAAGGAATTCGACAAGCATGTAGTCCCATACGGCTTTGTGGAGGGGCAGGAGGCCGTCCTAGTGGTGGCAGGTGATACACGCCAACCTTGCCATATCCGCTTCCCTACCGGTCACACAGTGAGCGTGGGGCCTATGGTGGAAATTGACGGGCCTATAGGTAACTGGACGTATGTTCCAGCCACAAACAAATACTTCACATGTAAGGACGAAAGCAATGGTTAAGAAACTATCTCTCACGATCATCGCCGCGTGCTACCTAGTGAACACGGTCGCCATTTATGGGGCCGAAGGTGGTGGCTCTAACGTTTGTGCAGGTAACTTCTGCTATCATATTGAGGATTAAGGCAAGGACTATGTCACAAGTAATCTTGAATGGACAACGTGTTAAACTTATGGTGGTGGTAACGATCACCAAACATCTAAAGGATTAAGAACATGATGGACTACCTAGAAGAACTAGCCGACACACCCACCTTGTCCGAGGACATGGATGATATTGAAACAATCTTGATGGAGGAACTCTGATATGTCATATATTTCTGGATGGTTTGAAGGGGAGTGCGGTGCAGTCTTGTTTGAATACGAGGGTATCACTGACTTTGAGGCCCTCGCCTTTCGTCTATACCTAGACTTTGGTGACGATTGTTGGGGTGTAGATATGGAGATTGAAGGGGAGTATCTAGACGGGACAGACGTTGAGACTACTATGACAGAGCTACGCAGCGACTTGGAGTTCCTGTGTAGTTAATGGAAACCAAGACACTAACTTAGGAAAGGGTTAGTCTGATGGAAAACGTTAGAGAACCAATCAAGGTGGGTGACTACCTGCAAGTGAAGCGCGGCTCAGTTACTGCGCACTGGTGTGAAGTCGTGGCTATATCACAGTGTGGTAGGCACATCGTGTATACGGGCCAAGGCCTCTTGGATACGCACCTATTCTTTGAGCCAAGGCTGCGTGAGTATGCATCAGCTGGTGATGTATACGACATGGCTGGCTCAGTCTTTGATAGAAGTGGGATCAAGCCGTCCAAGTATGGCACAATTGATGAGGTGGCCGCTGTCCTGTTGCAAACAGCTATGACATCCTCTCACTCTCAGCCTTGGCGTCCTTTCGTCTCCTTCTTGGAAGGTAACTATTCAGGTGCTGGTATCCAGTATGATGGTCTATGTGAGGCCGATCGTGCCCTAGCTATATTCAAGCCAGAAAAGGTGGAGGGTAGCTCAGCTATCAGTCTCTACCTTAACGCCAAGGACGCTAAGCGTGAGCGCCGTACAACAATGAAAGGTGGTCGTGCGTTCAAGCACATGTTCAACCACCTGTCCGATAAGGAGATTGCCGCTTTAGCTGAGGCATGGATCGAGGAGAGTTCACCTCGTGAGTTCGTTCTCAAGGTAGGTGGTGAGCGTAAAGACTTTCGCAGGGCATACTGTGGTGTTCGTGCTAAGTATCGCAACCCAGCAACAACTAGCTACCGTAAGTCTCTTGCTACCTCATGTATGCATACCACCAAAGTAGATGATGGTTGTGAGAACATGTCACCAGCTGAGGTGTATGCATCAGGTGACTTCAAGGTTGCTTGGCTAGAGACGCTGGAAGGCCACATAGCGGCCCGTGTTGTGTTCTCAGCTAGGGTAGACACCCAGTCGTACCATGCACCCATCTACGGAGCCTGTGAGCAATCCTTAGACATGCTTGACACCTACTTGCAGGATAACAAGGTAGAACTGTCCTCTGACTTAGGTGAGTGGCATAGCCTCAAGCTTCTGAACATAGAGTCGAATGGTCGCACCGTTGGCCCATACATGGATGGATGCATCAGGGGTAACGTTAGCGGTGACCATATCGTTCTGTCACACAGTGGAGACCTTGACTTTGACTCCACTGATGGTTACGCTAGTGATGGTGAGATGTGTGCTCACTGCGGTGATAGTGTTCATGAGGATGAGCTATACCATACTGACGATGGTGGCCTTTGCGAGCACTGCTTCAATGAGAACTTCGCTTACACTGAGGGTGGTGACGTTATCCCAGCTGAGAATGCTGTCTATGCTCTGAATCGTAGCTCATGGAATGGTAACTGCTACGAGATCTGCGTTCACATTGATGATGCTGTATTCTGTGAAGACCTTGACCAGTATTGGGTTGAAGAAGATGTTACTTACTCTGAGTGTGGTGACTATGCTATCCCTACCCACCTCATGAAGGACTACCCTGCGTATTTCCCTAGTGAGTTCGGGGAAGATGATGATGAAACAACTAACAACAACAACATAGAGGAGGAAGCAGCATGAGTAACGTAACAAGACACACGCTGATAAACCTACTGCAAACCATGCGTCCAGCCTACTCGCTGACTGAACGTAGGTTCTGTGAGACTTACCTTGAACCTACATTCGGTAAGCCTGACGCACATGGTAACTATATCTTGAGTGTAGGCAACAACCCAACGATTGCCTTCACTGCCCATACCGACACTGTCCACCGCACTGAGGGTGTTCAGACCCTATCCGTGGAGAACAACTTTGTTACTTCTATGACGGGTAGTTGCTTGGGTGCTGATTGTACTACAGGCCTTTGGTTACTCTTAGGAATGATCGAAGCGGGTATCGAAGGTGTCTACATTGCCCATGCCGCCGAGGAAATCGGTGGGGTCGGTAGCTCCAAACTGGTAGAGGACAACCCTGCTTGGCTCTCTAATATCCAAGTATGCTTGTCTTTCGATAGGTTCGGCACCAACAGTGTCATCACCCACCAAGGTGGTAGGCGGACAGCTAGTGACGACTTTGCGGAATCCCTCGCGGATATCCTTGGGATGCCACAGCTTAAACCCGACACGACAGGGACCTACACAGACAGCATGGAGTATGCTGGTATCGTGCCTGAGTGTAGCAATCTCAGTGTCGGATACTACGATCAGCACACGTCTAAGGAGTCACAGGACATACTCTACGCTGAAACACTGCTTGAGAGGCTCTGTAAGGCCGACTGGAGCGCCTTGGTGGTTTCTCGTGACCATACCCAGCCTATAACGTATGACGACGCTCTACGGTCCTCTTATCAAGATGCCTCTGATGAGGTGAATGAGGAGGACATAGACGCCATTACAGCTCTACTCCTTGACAGGCCACGCCTGATAGCCGAGCTTCTATATGATTACGGCTTGACTATCGACGTGCTGGCTGACGAGCTAAAGCTTGACTACTCAGATATGAGATATTATACTGATGAACACTCAGCTAAGTCTTATTATTAATCCTTGGAAAGGAAACACTATGTCTTTCACATACATCTTCGAAATCAAAGTAAACAAGAATGTGGTCGAGTCCTTGACGACTAATGACATGAGCGAGGGCCAAGAGTGGGCCTCAGCTAACACACTCGTAGGGGACTTGGTCGTCGTCTCAGAAGCCTATGAAGGCTTGGATGGCCAACTAGAGGTGACAGAACATGTGACCTCCTACTATGTAGACCTATAAAGATTTAGCTTGACAAGGTGCCTAACTGTTTGTTATACTTGCCGTAGGGCATATAAGAGAATGACTATAAATTAGAAGATTGGTTATACTTTAAGTATACTTTAAGTAACACTTAGAGTTAGCCAACCTCCTACTCAGAAGGAGTAACTACTATGAGACATTCACCAGTATCATTCCACGAGGAGCTTGAGGAGATTATGGATCAGATGTCCGACGATGATATGTCGGTAGGTGATAAGCTTGATGTAGCAATCTCCTTAGCTGGTCTCCTCCTACTTCGAATAGATGACCTTCAAGGCTTCGCAGTAAGCAAGGGTCTAACTGACAAGGACTTCCAAAGATACATTGAGGGTATTTCGAATGTCACATACCATTGACACCGTCGATGATCCCTGCGATGATATCAGTGAGAACATTGACAAGTGGATCAGAACCCTAACACCAAAGACAGAGGAGACCTAACAGATGTTTATAACACTTGACACAGCTCTACCAGTCATCACGTTACTTATCGTAGCATATCAGTCATATAAGCTGTATGAGCTAGACAAGGACATGGATGACCTAGTAGACAAGCACAACGACTTCGTGGAGAGTGTAGCCACTGTCTTCGACGCCATCATTGAACAAACACCAGAGGAATAACACCATGAAAACCATCATCACAACAACCGCAATCATCCTGCTAATGACTACAGCAGCAACAGCAAGCCCTAAGACTTGCCCAGTTAAGACAAACACAAGCGGCGTACAGATCATCAAGAATGGCTGCGCTGCCTTTGTAGGTGGCACAGGCGCTACAGGCCCTCAGGGGCCCCAAGGAGAGCAAGGTCCACAAGGTGAGCAAGGGGTATCAGGTAATGACGGACAAGACGGCGCACAGGGCCTTACAGGGGCTAATGGAACAAACGGAACGGATGGAACAGATGGACAAGACGGGACCAACGGTACTAACGGTGTTGATGGTATTAATGGCACAGATGGGGCTAATGGCTCTGACGGTTCTGCTGGTCGTGACGGTGTAGATGGTGCTGACGGAGACAAGGGAGACACTGGTAAGGATGCTGTAGCACCACTAGGCTCACTATCCTTTGCAGCAGCTAGTGCAACCTTATACGGGGATGGTATCGGCTTTGGTCTATCTAACTCTAACTACGGTAGCCTTGAAGGTTCTATCGTGGTAGGCTTCGACCTTGATAACGACTGGCGCTTGGTGGGTGGTATCACTACAGACTTCAACGGTAAGACTGCGGTATCTGTCGGCCTCGGCTACAACTTCTAAAGGAGAACTAACATGCTACTCAAGGTAGAAACAATCGAGAAGGTACAAGGCAGCTCAATCCAAGAATTCTGGACTGCACCTATGTATATCGTGAACGGTGAGTTCTTGGCCTCGTCTATTGACCGCCATAACATTCAAGGTAAGCCCTTCGACTTAAAAGAAGGTGAGACGGTGGAGGTGCTTACCAAACCCGATAGTCAGTCCGACAGGTTCACATGGATAGCCCGCAAGTATACGCAAACGAAGTGATAGGAGAACTACTATGACTAAGGAAACACAAGCACAGATCGACTCACTACTCCGAATGATTGCACTGAACCAAGGACGAGTAGACAGCCTGATCGAAGAGCATGGTCATGGGTGTCGCCCCTCCTACGTTAGTGAGGAGCTATGTCACTACGGGGAACGAGTGGAACGTTACAAGGCTGAGCTCAAAGAACTACAAGGGGAACCTAAATGACTAACCAGATAACAGCAACTTACATCGACCACTGCGGATCGGACCTATCAACTGTCAACGCAGCACGGGTTAGCTTCGGTAAGAGCAGCCATTTTGAAGGACGGGTAGGTGGCCCTAACGTACTGTCAGACAGAGACACTAAGCTAATCAACTACCTAGCCAAGCACAAGCACCTATCACCCTTCGGGCATGCC